CAAGGTCGTCGCCAGCAGTAGCAGAAGCGAAGTTGAACACTTGCTTTCCTGCGTCTGCATCAGCGGCGCTCAAAAGGCCATTGGGGTCGGAAGCAGAGGTGTCGGTATAACCAATCCAGCCCATATCAAATGTGGGGGTGGAACCGCCTGTACCGGCAGCGTTGGCTTGAATTTCAACGATCACTGCGCCAGCGGGAAGCACGACAGGGACGGTGCTGCCGGAAGCAATTTTTACAGTGGTGGAGTCAGCGGCGGCTGGGTCGATGTAGAACTGGGCGGCCATAACGCCGGAGCCACAATAGGCGGTACGAGTTTGATCGCCGCCACCAGAACGCCAAATTGATTGGGTGGTTGATAAAGCCATTTTGAATTGTCCTTACGTACAAGATCAGTGCATCAATCGGTACGTCGTCTGCCGGGTCAGTTTGATGCACCGGGAACCCCGGGCTGAAAGCAATATACACCAAAAGAAAAGGGGGCACAAGGCCCCCTTCTCATCAAGCTCCTTGAGAGCCGTACATGCCCAGAGGGTCAGACCAGCCGAAGCTGTAACGCTCACGAGACTTGTAACGCACGTTGCCGGTGTCGAAATCGCCGTCCATGCTGTTAGACAGCGGGGTGCGGACGAAGTGCTTCATACCGTTGGGTACGTCAGTGGTCAAGAACCACGCATTGGGGTCTGTCAAGTAGTGGTTTACAGAGTAACCACCGGGGATAGAACCGTTGTTTTTCAATGCGTTGACGTCGTTGTCATTGGTGCCGACGCGGAGTTCGGTTTCCAACAAGCGTGTTGCAACGAATTGCAACTGGACGGGGATGACCAACTTTTTAGGTTTGGCTGCAATCAACAGGCCACGTTCATCAGTCCACTGAGCGATTTGAATAACAGCGTTTTCCAACGAAGTTTCGTTCAAGTCAGCAGGGGTAGATGGGATGTTGCTGTTGGTGCCACCAGAAACCAAAGGATGGGTAGAGCTGAACAGAGCTTGACCGTCGCCACCAGCGTAGCTGGAGCTAAAGCCATTGTTCAACACGTTTGCAGCTTTGATTTGCTTGGTGTATGCCATACCGCGAGCCAGAGCTTTGGTGTAGCGAGCAGACAAGCTGTCGTACAAGTTATCTTCGATGGCCTCTTCGGTCAGCGAGAAACCCAAAGCGATGGTTTCGTGGTTGTAGCGGGCAGTCCATGCTTCTTGTGCATTGTCGTAAGCGATGGCTGAGCCCTCGTTCTTGACTGGTGCGGCAGAGAAGCCAGACAGTTTGGTTTCTTCCTCGAATGAACGCTCAGAGGTCTCGGTTTCGTAGATCTCTTTGTGCTCTTCGCCATACGTTGCATACTCAACACCGAACAAAGCGTTCAGACCGGGGAGCAACTCTTTAAGTAGTTGTGCGCGTGAAATAGCCATTTAAGTTGCTCCTTAGACGCTGGCGTTGCCAGTCGGGTTGAGATAAGAATGGCCACCGGTAACAGTGCTAGTGGTGGTGTACACCAATGGATCACCAGTTGCAGTGGTCGTGGAGGCAATGTAAGGTGCGTTCCACTTGACGATGACTTCACTGTAGTTACCAGCAGAATTGGTGGTCTCGGGGACGAGGCCAATAACACGCAAAGGCAAAGAAGCAGTGGTGTTCGCGCCAGAGTCATAAGCACCAATATTTGAGTTACCAGAAATAGTGGAGTTAGACGCGGGTTGAGAAATCGCCAAGTTATCGCCCACAACCAGTCCAGAGATAGGAGTGATGGTAGTGCTAGTAGCGCCGCCAGTCACAGCAACTTTGAACAGTTGGTCAGGATCATCAGCAACGTAAGCCATGATATCCGAGGCAACAACACTGCCGGGATAGTAGTTGGTGAACAGTATCTGACCTGTGCTGGGGTTGGTGTAAGTGCAGCCAAGGAACACGCCAACCACGCCTGTCGCGGAGACAGAAGTAGTGCCGGCTTCTTTGACAATCACGCCGCTGGAAATACGAACGATATCACCGTTGTAAATCGCAGTGCCGTAGTTGCTTGCGATCGGGAGTTCACGAGTTTGACCCGCGAAAACCTGACCACCGATCAAGTTGATCGGCTTTAGCCCGTAAGGGGCATTTACCGTGGGATAAGCCATTTTTTAAGCTCCAAAAAGATTAAGTGCCTTTGCCAAAGCTTGTCGTGGATTTACCTTCTTTAAAGATGGGCATCCGCGCGTCGCTCTGACGCATTAAACCGTTGTCCACAGACTCCGCTTGAGCTTTTGTTTGTCGCAAGAAATGCGCATTTCGTTGCTCAACTAACTCAACAGGGGTCTTGCAAAGCAACAGCCCGTCAATCTCGATATTGTTTTTGAAACGACTATCAGGATCAACTAGCAGTTGAAATTTCGGCTGTTCTTCAACAGTTACGGGTTCCCAGCCTTCACGCATCTTCATGGAGAAGTTCTTTGGATCACGTTTGCCGTTGAAAGAAATCCGAATCCATCTGTACGCGTAGCCCGGGGCCTTGTCAGGTTCCGGTAGCAACTCCGCAGGACGCCACTGCGTAGGGCGTTCTTGCATTGTTCGGCTAGTCATCTCGCGTTGTAATCTGCTTTCATTTGCCATTTCAGGCCTCCAGTCTCATTTTTTCACGAGCGTACTGCTCGTTGGTTAACCCCAATTTCTTTGCCAAACCGGCTTCGGTTTTACTGAGCACCACTTGTTTGGGAGCGGTACTGCGCTTGGCGGGGGCAACCACCGTGGCTGGCTTTGTACGTTGAGGTCTTCCCTCATCGTTTGCAGGAGATGAAGCAAATTCTTCTGGGAACCGCTTCTTAACTTCCTTGTCGATACTGTTGAAATATTCATCAGTACCAATAAATCCTCTACCGTAGCGTTCTGCTAAATCTTCGTGGACTCCTTCAGCATACTTGCGCATGGCACGTTTGCTTTGGTCAACAAACCAAGGGTTTCTGGACACCCAGTTTGCGACCTTCGGATCCATTTGCTGTTCAGCAGGAGGCCTTTGTGGAGTAGTTTGTACATCAAATTCTTCGTTTTGTACAGTGGGTCTGAAATTTTTAGCTTTATCAAGCTTCATCTCAGCACGAACTAGCTCTTTCTGAGCCGCCAAAAGCCTATCAGAATCACCAGAGTCATAAGCCTCTTTGTAGTTCCGTTCAGCTTTGTCAACTTCCATTTCCGCAGAACTCTGGTAAGTAGAGATTAACTCTTTCTCGCCAGTCTGTATCATGGACTTTAGCTTTTTGTTCTCGTCTAGGATACGTTGAGCAACTGTCAGGGCTTCCTGCTGTTCACGGAAAGCCGCCTCTTTTGCCCGACGTTCATCGTGCCAAGCCTTTTTGTACTGCTTGAACTTGGTTTTGACGTTGTTCGAGTAGTCCTCGGATTCGTCTACTTTCTCAAGCTCGTCTTTGATGTCTTCTGGCAACGGTTCGACATGGCGGTCTTCTGGAGGAGTATCGTCAACGATCTCAACCTTTAACTCCTCGTCATCCTCTTCGACGGATACATCTAGTTCTTCTTTGTTGTCCCGTTCATGCGGGAACTTGTAGTCTTCATACTGCGTTGCCATAGCTTCTCCTTATTTACGGCGGATGCCGCGAGGATCTTCTACAACACCTTCGACAGAGTCGTCGTTGATGATGCGGAACTCACGATCGTGGATGATTAATCGAGTGCCTGCATGGGGGCGGATCAGAATGAAATCGCCTTTTTTGCACCAAGGGCCAGTTGGAAACTTTGCCTTGTCCATGTAGCAGTCTGGGCCAAGATCAACCACAAATAACACCGTGGTGAGAAGCTCGTCAGTACGAACAGTTTCATCAGCTTTGATGATGCCGCCGTCATACTCTTTTTCCTGTTCAGGAATTGCACACAGGATCTTGTAGCCGCTAGGCTTTGGCAACTGGGTTGCTTTTTCTTCCGCTTTCTTGTTCAGGATTGCCGATAAATCGACCGCCCGTCCAAGGTCTAGGGTTTCACTCATCCGAGTTCTCCAAGTTTTTTGTCAGGTCTGTGATGAATCGACGTGCTGTGAGTAGACCTGTAACAACCCCACATTGCTCACAGTATTCCTCGTAGCTCTTGGCAGATTTGGATGCCAAGGACTCCTCGATATATCTGATTTGCTCGTCAATTTTGTTGGTGACAACGCCACCGAATTTCATAAGTTCGTACATCAATCCCCTTTCTTAGTTGGCTGGTTCTGCCGGTCGCTCTGACGACGTTGGTTCTCCAGTTGTTCTCTGTGTTTCGACATCTCGATACCCATGCGGAAGCCTTGCTCTTCCTGCTTGGTTTCACGCTGAAGCTCATTGTTCTGATACTGCAATGCAAGCTTAGACCCTTCAGTCTCTTGGTTGGCCTCAATACGCTTGAGTTCAACTTGGATCTGAGCCATCTTCGCTTGCATATCCTGCATGTCTTTCTGAGACTTGCGTTGCAGATCTTGCTGCTTGATCTCCAGCTCTTTCTGCTGCAACTGGATAAGTGGGTCTTGCTGCATTTGCTCATTCTTCTTCTGCTGAGCTTCTTGCTGGTTCTGCTGGAGCAGCTGCTGAGACGCTTGTGCCGCCATACGGGACACTTGGACTTCCATCTCAGGAGACATCTCGGCTTCATCTTGCTCCTCGTTGTAGGGAGGCAGTGCTTGACCCATAGTCATCTCAACTTGCTTGCGGTACTCCATACCCAAGTGCTCAAAGACGTGCGCCATCATTGCAGCTTGAAGTGCCTGTGCCATCTGCGGGTTCTGGCCTACGATTGACTGCACTTTCGGGTCTTGCATCGCTGACATGTGGACAGCAATGTGAGCCTGATGGTCTTGGTAGATGAACGCCTTGGCTGGCTTGTTCTTGAGGATGTTCATGTTCTCTGTGACGGGGTCACGAGGCTTCATGTCGTCCGACATCGGTACAAGCTTCTGATAGTTTTTGATGCCCAACACGTCGAGCATCTGACGATGCAGCAAGGGCAGGTCATACAGTTGTGGCGCGGTTTGCGCCAACTGCAATGCCGCTTGATACTGGACGACCTTTTGAGCCATCGTAGCTGCATTGGGGTCGCTGACAGGGATCACATCCACCAAGTCATAGTCAGACTGTTTGGCTTTCCTGCCGCCCTCAACAGGCTCGTAGTCATACTCCTCGGGGGTATAGTCACGGATGATCTCTTTCAAGAGCTTGAACTCTTGCTTCATCGAGTGGTGGATACGCGCCTGAACAGCAGACATGGTCTTCAACTGACGCTCAAGGATTGCCAGAGTTGTGCCCACTGGAGCCTGTGCAGACATGTCGGATGTCTGAAGCTCAACAGCGCCAGCAAACTTGCGGCCTTCCTCGATGATCTGGTTGAGCAGTGCAGCCAGAACTTGGCTTGGCTCCTTGTACGGCAGCGGCATCAGGTTGTCCCTGATCGTGCCACTTGGGACGTCAACGTCTCGGAACTCTCCGGGAGTTATTGGTGTGTCGTCACCTTTGGTACGAAGTCCTCGTGTTTTGAAACCACCCGGTAAATTCGATAAAGTACCAGCATCAACAAGTTGACGGAGAATAGAAGTACCAGACTTGGCGAAAGCACCAATAAGATGAATAAGCCCGAAAGCATAAAATCCAAAGCCCGGGATATAGTAGTAATGCACGAAGTGAGTGCGCTTGTGACATAGTTCATCTTCAGGTCTCCAGTTTCTGCGTATCGCCAACACCTCGCCAGTGCTCTTTTCAATCGTCACGATGTACGGCAGCGCCAAGCCAGTCTCTTCACCGTCGTCATCTGTGTGCTCATAGCCTTCCAAGTCCAACTCGACCTGCATCTCCAAGAGCTTGAAGCGATCATCTTGTGAAGCCCGAAAGCCCAGCTTCTCAGCAATCTTCTTCTCCACTTCGTCCATCACATTGTTGGGCTCACCCAAGTCAATGTCACGATAGAACCCTTCATGCTGGAGACGCTTAACCTCGTTCTCTGTTTTGCGCATCACATGGGTCACGCGTTCTGCTGCTTCCAAACTTGAAGCGCCATACGGCACAACAACGTCCTCAGCGGGGCAATACATCGACACCTGACGGCCCAAAGCTGGGTCGTAGTACACCTTCTTAAACGCGTTACCAGCAAGGCCCAAGCCCCACAACATGCGCTCATGCTCAGGACGGTACTCATACATAACGTCAGTCAACTGATGGTTCATGTCATCTTGAACACGCTCAGAAGCTTTCTTTGTATCGGGGGTCTCTTTACCGATGATCTTTGTCTTGACCGGCCCAGCAGCAGGGAAGGTCTCCATCATGGTCTCTGCTTGGAACTTCACAACCGCTTCGCTCAGCAGTGGGTGATACACGCCACATGCGCCGGGCCAAGGCTCCATCCGGTCTTCTAGCTTCATGCCCAAGAGTTCTAAGCCATCGACGTAGGTCTGAATCCACTCTTTGCGACTTGAGATATCTGTCTCGTAGTCCTGCATCAGGCTGCTGGCGAGGGCAGCAAGCTGTCCCTCATCCATCTCCTCAGCCAAGTTCTTACTGAACTCAGCGTCGTCCTCTTCACCCTTCTCAATATCAATCTCGAAGCCGGGGCCTTCAATACTCACCGCTTCAGGATCTTCGATCGTGATCTCAATTGGCTCTTCTTCCATGCCCAACTGATCGAGTCCTTGAGGAGCAGCGTAGAGGCCCTTGGCCATGTTGTTTGTTGCCATCATCTATCCTTCGGAATTAGTAGTACGCCGCTTTTTTGCGGTACTTGTATAGGAGGTCGTCTTCTGGCTCATCAGTGTCGAGACGGATGAAGCCGCCCTGCCGGAATCTCAAGAGAGCCAGCGTAGTGGAGTCTACCAAGTCATCGTTCGTTCCGCTAGGGAAGTCGTTGCACTCCTCTATGACATCCTTGGCCCAGCGCCGATCTGGTGCGAACACCACCCCGCCGTGGAACAAGCTGGAAACTGCGTTGACCCGTGAAATCTTGTCCTGCCCTTTACCGGGGGTGAACTCCTGCACGGGGATACCCATCCTGCGCATCTCCTGATAGAGTACTGACCCGCTGGACTTCTTCTCCACCATGAACGAATCGGGCTCCCACTGCTTGTACTCCTCCAGCACCAACGCTTTCAGATCCGGGTACTCCAGCCGCTTCTTGATCGCGTTCAGCAGGATGATTGCGTAGTTGTTCGTCTTCTCGTTGAAAAACACCCCCCAGACCGTCAGCGCGTTGTAGTCAGACCGGTTGTTGGCTTCTTGTGCCGCGTCCAGACTCATAATGGTGAACTCGCACTGGGGAGGAACCTCTTGATCCCACATCTGCCACCACTCTCTCTTAATAAGAGCGCCTTCTTCTGAGACGGGGTTCTGCATGTACTGGGCATTCCAATACCTGATATCAAGGGCGGCTTTCTTGGCGTAAAGCTCTTCCACAGGCCAAAACTCGGGCCAAAGAGCCTCACCATCCTCTTTAATGGCAGGAAACTCCACTAC